CTGGGCCTAAAAGATTTAAAAATTCAGTGTAAGAGCGTTCGCCAGTGGGCGGGGCATACCCGCCAGTTGCTTGAAGCGCAGAAGACGGGGGTAGTGCAGTATAAGGAGCTGGCGGCATACCGCCGAACTGATCAATAGGGGCAAGCGCAGTTTGCGCGGCTGGGGCATAGCTAGAAGCAGGAGCGCTGGAATACTGCCCCTCCATATCAGCAAACGAAACAGGAGCGGCAGGAGAAGTTGAATACTGCCCCTCCATATCAGCAAACGAAACAGGAGCGGCTGGTCTAGCCTTAGGACGCATAACACGAGCGCTGCCAACTTGGGGGCCACCGCCAATGTTCTGCGAGCTGTAGAAATCCTGCCGAGCCTTGCGGCGTGTCTCATCCTCGGAGCCATACGGTGAAGCAGCCATGTTAGCCAAAACAGACAACAAACCGCCGCCTTCGAACTCATCGCCCATCTGACCTTTGCCGCCGCCGTCAAACCTATCCATGAAATCTAAAAACTTACGCTTCTTAGCCATTACGCTACACCCTTTAAATCACGTCGCAGCGGCTTACCCCACGTTACGGCCCTGCCGCCCATAGCTGTCGCCGCATCGGACGCCAACGTTAAACAAACCGCATCAGCAAAGTCAGGAGAAGGCAATCCACGTTTACGCATTTCGTCCTTACTCTCAGCTTTCATTTTGCCACTACTGACGAAACTATACCTGATCGTCGTTAATTCTGCAATAAGTTGCTCATTCTTAGGCAACCTGGACGCCCTTTGCTCCAACCACCCGCGCATCTTAAACCACAACTCAGCTCGCAAATTCACATACGTCTCACCCATCGACGGGCTTTCGGCAACATTAATCCCACGAACAGGCAGGCCCAGCTCACGCAGCCGATCAACTACACCGCCGCCCATCCCAATAACGTCAACCAATATCTCTCTAGGCCGCAAGCTGGACGGCAACCCATCATACTCAGCCTTCACACGGCCAACAGTCTGCATAAGATCCAACCCGTGCCAGCCATTAACCTCAGTAATCACATTGCTCTGCCGCTTAGCCAGTACAGTCTTATCCGTCCCAAACCGCGCAACATCCAAACCCCATATCGTGTGAGCATTCTCATCAACCTCAATGTCACGCTGCGTGGCAGCCTCAACAAGATGAAACGGAATGATCGTATCATCATCCGACAATGGAAACTCGCCAAGCACACGAATGCGAAACGCATTGCTGTCCTCGCCGTATCGCAGCCGCATCTCATCAACAAACTCATCCGAAACCAGTGGACTTTCCACGCACGACCAACGCCGCGTCCACCAGCTCCCCGACAGCCGCGTCTGGCTCTCAAAGAACGTGCCGCTAGATCGTGTCGGGTTTGACAACAAAATTGTCGTGGCGCTGTGGCCTGACATGCTGCCAGCAGCAGCCTCAAACACCTTCTCAGGCACACCAGACGCCTCATCCACCACAAGGAGAACGTTATCACTGTGTACACCCGCTAGTGCTTCTGGCGTCTCAGCCCGTGACGTTCTGGCCGAGATAAACGCCTCGGAAGGGGCGGCAGCTAACTCAACCCGATCAGACTTAACTGTCAGCATGGGTTGCAGTTGTGGCGGCAACTCCCCGATCCACCGCTTCAGTTCAGCAAACAAGGCGTCAAAAAGCTGTCCACTTGTCGGCGCCGTGACGACAACCTTATTAGGAAAGCGCAGCAAAACATACCACAGCATAGCCCAACTAGCCGACGTGGACTTGCCAGTGCCGTGTCCCGATCTGATCGACATCTTGCGCTCGCCGTCTGCCAATGCTTGCAAAAACTCCCTCTGATACGTCAGGGGATCTGCGCCCAGAACCTCGACGACGAACTTCACGGGGTCGTCACGGTACTCTTTAACAAAGTCGTCAAAGGGGTTGGCTTCACTCATCGGGCATTTCCTCATAAGTCGCGTCAATGGTGGCGGCTTCACGTTCGCGATCCTCGGCATCAATGGCTGCCATTTGGCTGTTCACTTTACGCAAGGCGTCTAGGTGCATGTCACCGATTGACAGCGTGACGTTGTTCTGTGGCCGTGTGCCATACTTATTCTGGTTCATACTACCAGCCATAAACTTACGGAAGTTGACCTTCTCGCGAGTGGCGGCGATCTCGTTGCTGGTGCTTGTGGAGCCGAGTTGATCGACCATCTCTAGCCCCTGCTCCACTAAAGCGTCGGCTGCTTCCTCACGCGCCCCACTTAAAGCGACCTTGTATTCTGGGATGCTGTTTAGCGCGCGGCTGACGTAGCTGCGGGTGCAGCCATACTGCCGAGCCATTTCAGCTACGGTGACGCCAGACGCGATTTGGTCATACAGCCAATCTGCGCCGCCGTTGTCGGCTACCTCCGACAGTATGCGTTTGCGAAGTGCTTTGCCAGCCATGAAGCCGCCTCCTATATTTTGGGAAATTTTATGGCAGGGATGGTTTTTAAGCAAGGGGGTATGGGGGGGTCAGCCGTGTGTGCGTTTTGCTACACACATACACCCACCGCCAAAGCCGCCGGCGGGGGGGGGTCTGGCGCGATTTCACGGCAGATTTAAGGCCAAAGGCGCGTAATAGTCATTATGTTAAATGTAGATGTCAACGTTATCAATGACTTAGCAGATATGACGCCTAGAAACCGTGGTTTCGCGGCAGTGCAGCATTCTCAATCTTGATTTTTAGGCGCTTCTGTGACACGCGCGCATGTGCGTGTGCTTCGCCGTGCGCGCGTGGCAGCGTCACAGAGGCTCTGTAAGCTCCCACACGGTGCCATCTCGCACTCAATGCAACGTACCCCCACCGCCGAACGTTATCTTGCTCAGTAGAGCTGTAGTCTGCTCCTTGACCTCGTTATGTTCATTTGTGATGTGAACAAGCGCAGCAGTCATTGCAATAATCAAAGAGCTTGAATCAGCCCCGTCCTCGATAAGCCAGGCGCAAAAATCGTACACCTCTGAAGCCAATCTGCTTGCCTCTTGATCTTCATCCACTGCAATCACCATAAAAAAAGGCCCACGCATTTCGCGCAGGCCAGTTGAGGAGGAGCAAAATAACTGGGAGATTGTTACATGCAATGACAGTTTAGCACTCGCCAACCTCGAAGCCAAGCGCTAAATAGGCCGCGCCGTCCAAACTGCTATCGCGATGCTGCCCATTCTTTAACCTAGCTATCTTGAGCAACGCCATCATATTGCATACATCTCGCGCCTCAACGTTATGCCCTAAATAAGCCGACCACATATCAGCAATCGTCTGAAAATTCTTGCTTGGCGCTCCGTAATCTTTTTCACGATCCCCATTGATCAGGTTGATAGCTTCTTCCAAGACCTTGCTTCTTTCGTTCATATCATTTCCTCCTAGAACGGTATTTCATCATCAAGGCTTTTATTTGTAGTGATAAAATCGGCATCTGGGAAGGTTTCTTTGACCGATCTTACCATTCTATTCTGATGCCAGTATTGCAAAGCAATCCCGACCTCGCGTAACGTGACCAACTCTAAATCTGGGTGCTGTTCTTTCACCGTCTGCCACGACCGCCCATCTCTCATAATGCCGTAAGCCTCTCCGTCAACATCAACCTCCCAGACATCAGTTGACGCCCTCTGAGCGCCTAACGCCTCCGCCTCCTTATCCATCGCGACAAGACCTCTCATGCAGATCTCAGCCCTCTCACGGACCATAGCCGGATCATTATCTCTAATCGCCAAATTCAGCTTCGTCATCGCCGAACCATATTTCATCGCCGTCTCTGCCGAAACCAACTCTGGCAGCATATCAATACCCCACTTCCGATCCATATCCAAAGCCAGACGATCCAGAGGAGCTAAAGCATAATCAGACATAATTGTATTTGGCTCCTTATCCCCGTGCAGCAACCTATCCGACTTCTTCTGACGAACTGGCCGCCGCGACTGCTGCGCCTTCCTTGGCTTCCGAGGCTTCTTCTTATTCAAACCACCGATATCCATAATCTTCCTCCAATCTTACCTTTTAATATTTCGCGGCTGTAGAAATGTAGAAACCCTAAAGGGATTTTCTACATTTTCTACACTTCTAGCCTTCTGTAGAAAAAGTGTAGAAAAGTGTAGAAATTGTAGAAAACACAACACCTAAAGCATTGAAAACAAATAACTTCGTCTTTTCTACACATTTCTACAACTACCCCAGTTTTAACACTCCAAAAACACCCTTGTAGAAAAAGTTTTTTCTACACACTTATCCTTTGTTTTCATGCACATAGCATTTTCATTAAATTCTGCCTTCCTTGGCTGAGATCCAGCAATATCCATCATTTTGCGACATATACCCGCTCGCTAATAGGCCGTCCAAAGCCTTTTGGAACGCCGCCCTTGGGTTCGTCCCTCCCAGTTTCCCCTTCGCAAAGCTTGTGAAGTCTTGAACATCAATCGCCCAATACATCCCCGCCTCGGGCCATCCTGTACCGCCTGAGTTTGGACTTCCAATAGCGTCTTGGCGCATCTGATTGAACGCTTGTATTAGCGCAACCTGGTTCCTGCCCTTTGGTTTCTTTTTCTTTGCGTCTTGAACATCCAATGCGTCGGCTGCCTCGATTGTACAGGTCGTTACAGGGTCGCCGTCTGCGTCGCTGCCTAACTCATGCACCTTTAGCTGAAATACAATCGGAGGTCGTGGCTCTACATCTCTCTGCTTCGTCGCTGTTGCAGTGCGTAGGCCTTCGCTGTTTTCCAGCTCAATCTCGGTATCTGTCGCGGCTCTGAGACTGCTGTGACCCCGAGCGCCTTGCGCTGTATCCTTGCCCGAATGATGGACGATTGAAGCATGAGACTTTGCAAAATCCCGCAACGCATCAACATTGTTAATAAAGGCCGTCATATCCTCTGGACCGTTTTCGTTGCCACCCGCCATCGCTCTTGACAGCGTATCTACAAATATAGCCGCCATTTTGCCATGCTCTTGCTCTATTTCTTGGCATAGCTCCGCGATTAGCTTTACATCTGCCTCTGGCCTTAATAAATCAACCGGCGCTGCGCGCACTGCTAAAGGAACTTTGTCTATCTTGTGCGCTTGCATCAGCGCATAAACTCGGTTTCTGAACGCGTTGCCGCCTTCTGTCGCGAGGTATAGCACTGGCCCCTGCCTAACCCTGCAACCCTGCCACGGCATTCCCGCTGCAATGTGAAAAGCTATATCTAACGCGAAAAACGACTTCCCCACGTTTGAAGGGCCATAAATTACGCTCATTTGCTCCGCACCAAGCCACCCTTTAACTAAATAACTTGACGACAGCACCGGCTGCGCCTCTGCTGCCCAAAATATATTTTTCTTTTTATCGGGCGTTGTCTCCGCCGGCGCTTCTGGCTCAAAGCTAATGCTTTGTATCGCCTGTTGCGGCGTTATTTGCGGCTCAGGCGTCCACCCCTTGGCCCTCGCACCATCTATGGCTTGCTGCACTTCTCTGCGTGTGTCGTCTACATCAAACGGCGGCTGCGTAAAGTTATCTGTTATGGCGTGGATCTCTGCATCGCCTAATCCCTTTGCAACGTATGACCCTACCAGGCGCACAACGTTATGATGCCAATCGTCGCCTGACATAATCGCCTGCTGCGCCATTTCCCTGTCCATAGCTTGCTTGCCCAGATCAATGCTAAACGCCACCTCCGCTGCTTTCTCAGCTTTTGGGAATGCACGCATCATGCGCTCAAACGGAACTGGATCACGATCCGTACTGAATTGCGTACGCATAGTAACAATTTCGTCTGTGTAGCCCTTCTGGCGCTTCTTCTCGCTCGGCCACGACACTGTGCCGGCCACACGCATGATCCTGCTAGGATTTATAACAACTTCATCCGTCTTGAGGCTGTGTGCGATTGACTGCTGCACCTCACGCCAAGCCTGTAGGTTGCGCACTGGCTCTTCCAGCCTCCAGTAGCAGTGACCGCGCACAAACGGCTGCGTGCCTGTCTTTACCGACATCGTGAACTTTGGCCCAGCAAACGACAGTATATTCTGCATTGCTCCATCTGTGTCTGCGTCTGCAAAATTGAAGAACGCAGCCATGATGTCGTCGTCTTTCGCGCCCTTTCCTGCGTCTATATTCTCTGCATCAACAGGATTTATGCACATATAAACGTTGCGCCCGGCGCTGTTCATTGCCTCTGCGTGCTGAACTGCGTCGTCTAGCCAATCCAGTGCGAACCTTGCCACGTTTGGCGCGCCATGCTCCTGCAATGCACGCAGCTCAATCATTGGGTTGCCGTCCAGCTCATCCCAGCCTTCAGTGATTGTCTCTATGAATTGTTTTATTTCTGTCGGCTGTGCTTCTAATGCTGCCATCATTTTATCCCCTCCACCATCTGTATGCGCTCACCGATCCAGCGCATAACAGGCACAGCCATAGAGTTGCCCATAGCCTTGTACCGTGGCCCGTCCGGGCAATTCTCTGCGTCTTTGTTGCGGTAAGGGATGCGCGTGTAATCGTCGGGGAAGCCTTGTAAGCGTTCGCATTCTGTTGGCGTTAAGCGTCTGACTTGTGCGCCTTGTGAAATAGCATTTCTAGGCGTGCCTTGTGGTCCTCTTATTAACGGCCCCATAAGCTCTTTCGCTGCGTTAAGATCGTGGTCAATCCCAAACGCCACCGCATGACGATCACCTGCCGTTAAGGTGTAAGAAGTGCCGCTTTCATCAATTCCAAACCCCTGAGAAATAGGCTGATTCTCCTTCAATGCTTGTGCTTGTATCGCCACCGCTGGCGTTTTGCTTTTATCCAACGTGGGCGTAACTTCCGTTGACACGCTATCGCCTTGGCTTGCGCTATTCTGTGCGCCGAATGCTACAGGTACAAACAATGGCGCACCTCCGTTAATATGCTGATCTTCTAGCCCCTGCTTGTCTCCAAAACTTGCATTGAGTGTTGACGCCACATCGGCCGGCCATTTATTTTCTGTCACAAATTGTTCTGTTTCTCCATAGTTTGCTTGACCAACGCGACTTGTGAGGCACTTGCTAACAAGTGCATCTGTTTCTACTCTTTCGCTTCCTGTGCGACTGAATGGAGCGCCTTGTGTAACAGTTGGGGCAGCTTTTTGCCCCGCTTCTCGGCTCGGCGCAGGATGCCCCGACATGCTTTCGCGCTCAAATAAAACCGCTGCGGCACGTCTCCAGTCTCCAAGGTATCCGACAACGAACACACGTCGGCGTCGCTGGGCCACTCCGAAATATTGAGCGTCACAAATTCTGTAGGCGAACCCATACCCGATTTCCCCCAGCGCTGTGAGGAGGGTTCCAAAATCCCGTCCTCTGTTTGATGACAACACGCCGGGGACGTTCTCCCAGACCAACCATCGGGGCTTATATCGTGCAGCAATTGCAACGTAGGTGAGCATGAGGTTGCCACGCGGGTCATCCAATCCCTTTCGCAGCCCTGCGACTGAGAATGATTGGCATGGTGTTCCTCCGACAAGAAGGTCAATTGATCGGTCACTAGGCCACTCCTTAAATTTTGTCATGTCTCCCAAGTTGGGGACGTTTGGATAATGGTGCGCCAAAACTGCGCTCGGAAACTTTTCTATTTCGCTAAACCACTGAGGTTCCCAACCAAGCGGATGCCAAGCTGCTGTTGCGGCCTCAACGCCGCTGCATACTGATCCGTATTTCATTGGCTCACCTTCTGGTCAATCTTCGCAAGACTAGAAACGAACTTAGCCACATCAGCCCGACGCCAACGTGTTGCTCCGCCGATTTTTAGTGGTTCTGGAAAGCCCTCAATGTCCTTCAGCCACCGCCATACCGTCGTGCGTGATACCGACAACAGTTGCGCCACCTCAATGTCAGATAGTAGCATGTGTAATCCCCCTCTATTATGTCGTTACTATATGCGGCTATATGCAGCCGCATGTCAATCAATCAGCTAAGTTGTCTAGCATTAATTGTATGGCATATGCGGCCACTGGGTTCAGCGGCCTCTCCCCGCTCTCCCAGCGGCGTATGGTGCGGCCACCGTTGTCACCCATGCCCCACTCGTCAGCTAGAGCCTGCTGGCTGTAGCAGAGCGCACGACGCGCTGATTTGAATTGTTCTAGTGTCATATTGGTCATTGTGCTGTCTCCAAATCTTTAGCTAAGTAACTCGGTAGGTCTGCATCTGTGTAAACTTGGTTTCCAAACTGACCACCGAAGCTAAAATTAGAATTGACTTTCTTTGCTTTGTTTTGAGCTTTACGCTTTGTTTCTGCCTCTACAATCAGGGCGATGTAGGACGTGTAGCGGGGGTAGTCTCCATATCCAAACTCGGCAGTATTTGCGTTCTCGCGCTTCTCGCCAATAATGTAATAGGTTTTCATGATATGCGGCTCTGCAACTTTCTTTGGCGCTTTAGTTTTAACTGCTGTCCACTCGTTACCTTGGCCCCGCACTTGGTCGCCCCATTCTTTAGCGGCTTCATAGACAGCGCCACGCTGGGTGCTTGCTTGGAATGTTCCACTTAGCTCAGTGGCTAGGTGTGTCACTTTGAAATATGCCATCGTCGTTCTCCATGTGTGGGCTTCATTGCCCTATACAAGTAACCTAGGACATCTGGCCCTAATGTTCAAGGGCCAGACGCAATTATTTTAAATTATTTAAAAGTGTCAAATTCATTAGGCTCAACTTCGTAAGCTATATGTTTTTTAATAAGAGATCCGACACAGCCTTTGATTTGAGAAATTGATAAATCACAGTGATCAGATATTCCCCAAACATTAACACAATATATATCTTGCGATGCTATAGCTTCGTTTATTGCGTTAAAAACTGTTGTTTCCATTTGAGTCATTTGAGTTGTCATTTTGTATCTCCTAAGTAGTGGGCTTCATTGCCCTATACA